TACTGCAATATCCAAAACGGTAGCCACATGTATATTTTATCCACTTGATACTATAAGAGTTCTTATTAGAAATGGGGAATATTACTACGGTCGAGTTCTGTCTCAGTCATTTTTTCAATTATACAGGGGGTTCAATTTATATTTAATGAGAAGTATACCTTACCATTGTAGCGTTTTTTGCACTTTTGAGTTCGTAAAAAATTTAATGTAAGACATACCCTGGAGATAAGAATCTGCCAGGTCATCTTTTTTCTTATTCTTCTCAAAAAACTCATTGTGAGTTTTAATAAGATGTCTAGTGTGAACTATCCCCAGATTTTTATTCTGTGTGTACTTGCTTTTAGCTTTATGTTCTATTTGAATATCACAGCATTTCAATTTATATTTTGCAGCATAAAACTGAATTTTGACATTTTTTTGCTGTTCGTGGTTTATCCTTAATATAAAATAAACATATATCGCAGTAGATATATTTCTCATTTTGGGGTTAAAGGATGGTTGTTTTTCAAGAAGAATTACGTCAGCTTCCCTCAAGTGTTCAAGTTGATCTAATTCTTCTATAACTCTCAGTGTTTCATTTGTCCCGGAGCAATCTATTAAATTCCAGTCTAATATGCTACCGTCTTCCGAATCTAACATGCAATACGCCAAATTTTTAATGCCTATATCAAATGAGAGAATTATCATTGTTTAAAACTTCAATATACTTCTATATAGATTTTAAATTTAATAAAGGTAATAAATCTTTTATTTCACTTTTCTTTTTATCTTTTTCCACCCTAATATTATTTATGTCATTTATATCCCATGATATAAATATTTTATTATAGGCTATTATAACTACACAAAACCCCTCATTTGCCAATATTATAGATAGATGATTAGTCATTTCGTTAACATCATATCTAGGATACCCAAATGTATAACTTTTCACGGTATAAATACAGCGTAATTCGCCATGTTTGGATAAGTGTGTAATCTTATCTGTTAATTTAGATACCATTTCAGACTTGAGAATATTATATCTAGTTTGTTGCCTTTTCTGTGATTCAATAACGGATTTTAAGCCATTCATTATACTACACAATTTATATTTATTTAAATTCTATTTAAAAAAGCGCGGGCTGTTCTGTGTGTATAGTCTTTTTAGTATCTTCTTCACCTTCGTCGTCGTCTGACTCATCCTCTGATGAAGAATCTTCTATATCATCTGATTTATTTATTTTAACTTCTTCATGATTTTCGTCGAATATATTCTGGGGTATAATAGACTCCATGACCGGTTGTTCGGGTAAACTAATATCATTTATTTGTCTGGACATTTTACTAATCTCCCCTATAGGTATTTCTCTAGTAAAATTATCTTCTTCGGGCTCAGATTCTAAGTCGTTAATATCGGTATTAAATAAATTGTCCGCAAGCGGCTCCGGCTCCGAATTTAGTAAAGGTGGAATATCTTCTTCGTCAAATGCCCCAGACAGGTATTCATTTAAGATATATTCTATCGGAACCTGTTTAGAAATTGCATCTGTTATAGAACTACTTATTATGTTGAAAAAACTATCTTTGTCATAATCCATAATACCAGGAGAATAATAAACCTGTTCGGATATTATAATAATAATTTTATGTAGAAAGTTATTGAGATTTGGCACCTTTATCTTAATAGATTTATCATCTGCCTTTATTCTAACGCACGCTAGAATTTTTACATGACTTACGAATATGGCAGTTATCAAATCCATGAGATATGGATACTTCTGATTTATTTTTTTTAGATACTCTTCTATTGTATAAGCTGACCAATTGGGAACATTTTTAAGCTCTTTTTGAAAATTTGAGTATGAAAGGGTTCGCCTTATATTATTTCTTTGAGAATTTATAAATATATTTTTAATTAATTCATAAATATCGGGTTGAAGAATATTTATTAATTGTTTAGTATATTCTTCCTTTGCCGCAACGATTACATTAACATTTAGCGTCTCTGACATTCTTTAGATTATTATTATTATTTTAAAAGCCAAAATTAAACTCTAAAAAAAATAATACCATATTATACTATAGAACATGCCGAAATGCGAGATAAGCAATGAAACGGTTAATTGGGTTTTGTCCAAAGAATTTATAACAAAAATTAAAAAATCCTTGTTATCGGACCCGGTTGAAATAGCCGGGAAGATATTGTTCGAAGATGATGTACATTGTACGAAAAAAATATGTAATAAAAAAAGTTCTAAAACTCAAATAAATAAAGGAGACAATTCGTCTGTTAGTACGCCCAATGGGATTATTAATTTTCACACTCACCCTAAAATATGTTATACGGACACTGGTTCGATATACGGATGGCCATCTGGTGAAGATATGCGCCAATGTATTTCTTTTGCAAAAAACGGTAATTTAATTCATGTTGTATTCACATGGAAAGAAGGAGCATATATAATAAAGGTTAACAATATCTTAACAAGAAAGAGTGATATTAATATTTTGGAAAAGTTATTACAAATGACTCACACTTTTAGAAGTAAAAATCCTATAACCCAAAATAGGCTATTTTTAGATATGATTAGAATTATAATTCCGAGAACCAATAAACTAAAAACCCCTGAAAAAACATGGCTGTATTTAATAAATAATTTATCTTTAAACACTCTGTACAAAATATATAATGACTATAACGGTACCAATATGAAGGTTCCCGCGGATAGTTCTAAAATTTTTTCAGTTCAATTATTAAAAATGGGAGAAACTGTTAAATTTAACACTAATTACATCAACGAAACGTGTCATAGGGAATCTTTTCAGTAGTTTCAGGGGTAATACATATAATCTCAGGGGTTTCATAAAAATTAACAAGTATACCCGTTTCACATTTCAGATTATTTAGGTATTTCTTTAATTGAACAATCTCTTTAGTAGTCAATTTAGAATTCTGTGATTTAAGTTCAATTATCATTACAACATAGGGTTCATTATCACCCACTTTATCATATATTACAATATCGGCTCTTTCAAACCCAACGTATATCCCTTTATAATGTATAGGAACAACTACTTCTGTACCAGACGCTAAACCAATTCCTCGCAATTCTATATTTAGAGCCTCTTGGTATATATTTTCTTTATAATAATCTCCCAGTTCAGTATTTACTTTTTTTATACAATCTAATACATTGTTTATAAGTACTAGAGGAAGAGGGCTATCCATATAATTAAGTATCGTCAATTTCTTTATATAAAATTAAAAGAACTTAAAGTGTCTTCTAGAAAACTTACTTTTCTCTTGTGCGAACGTGCTCTTGGGTTGTGTATTAGTTTTTTAATTACATTTAGGTGTTTAGAATGATAATCGGTGCTTTGATTCCCATCTAAGATAGTGACATTACCCGTCAATCCCGGCATCAACCACGCGTCATGATATTCTTCGCATTCCCTGAGATACTCTAGGGAAATACCCATTTCACTTGAACGTGCTCTATTTAATACTCTTTTAAAACATGTTTCTGGTGTACTCCTTAGATATACAAAAACGGGGGTTTGAATATCTTGTATAAAATGATCAAACCACATTTTATACGATTCCAATTCTATCTTATTAATTTTTCCAGATGAATATAACATCTTAGCAAAAACATTAAAATCCGAAAATACACATCTTTCTGTAATTATGGTACCGTCGGGACCCAAAGACTTTAAAGCATCTTTTAACATAATAAGACGAGAAATATATGCAGTCATTTGAAAACAATAAGAGTATTTATACGGGTCGTTATAAAAATGTTCTAGTAAATTACCATTATCGTCCTTAATAGATTCCCACATATCAACTGGTTCCCTGAGAAAAATTATATTAGGGGACTCTATTTGTTCTTTTATATAATTAAAAAGAGTTGATTTACCAGAACCAATATTACCTTCTAATGATATTATCATATCTATCTAGTATATATTATTATATATTATACTTTTAAATAAATATCAAAAAAGGGAAATATTTTTTATTTTACTTTCTATGTTATCTATATCAAATGGTGTATTATGTTCATCTAAATCTATAATAGAGTAGTCGATCAATTTTTTGAGTTTTTCATTATCTTTTATTTTAAATTGTGATATTTCCCACCTAGTAAAAAATGAATTTTTTGTAAAGATTATAACAGTGCATTTAATCATTGCTATTCCACACATATCATTATTTAAATCCCCGTGATTAATTTCGGTGTCTTTACTTTCATAAAATCTGGTATTTTCGTCATAGAAACAATGTAATCTTTCTCCGTCTACAACTGCGTCCTTGTAAATAGTTTCGCAATCCTCTAAATTTATTTCTTTACCGAACCATTTTTCGCTATTAACCGATGTTTCTGACATAACTTGGTTTGATATCCATTTTATATATTCAACAGTTTTAGAATCTATTTCAAGAATTGCCTTCTTAGTTTCGGGGTCAATTTTTAACTTATTTTTTTTAACTTGTATATTTATATCTCCATCTTCTATTATAAGTTTAGAGTAATAAACACCGTCTCTTATCTTAACAGGGTCGTATATATTAAGCTTAGTAGTCATAAATTAATAAATGTTATTATTTTTATTCATATATTAAAACGACAAAATATTTATTTTACCATTAATAGCTGTTTAAGAACATTAACGCCTCCCACGACAGTATAAGAATATATAGCTTTACCTCCATGCATTATGCTGTCTTTTGATATTTTTGTACCAACTGAGTCGAATAACTTACAATCTCGTCCTATAGAAACAATAATTTTATCTTTAGAACATATAGTTGTTTTAATATTTTTTATACCGAATAATCTATCTATGTATCCATTAAGGTTTAAAAAAACATTATGTTGTTCGGAATCTTTATTTATATCGAAATATAAATAGTCATTATCTTCTCCGACTGTAAATAATAAAATAGGGCTTTTTATTTCTATTATGTCTGTTTTATGACGAAGGTTGAGCTCGTCGTCCAATGTTAATTGAAGAATATCTATTTTTCTATAAGATACCATATACTGTGTAATAGTGACTATATTATAATAACAGATGCAGAACGAAAGTTATGTATACATACCAACTGGAAGTTCTATAATTTTATTTTTTTTAGTGTCTGCAAATAAATCAGTTGCATAAACAAAATCTTCTAAAGTTAATTGATATGTATTTTCCTTACCAAAATTTTTTCTCGAGTTGTGAATAATAGCCTTGTCTATTATAGTCTTAATGTCCCCCCCATTGCCATTAAATAATTTTATTTTTTCATTTATTACATTTGTTATATCAGATTCTTCGCAGTTTATTTCCCAACCTAGCTCATTAACCTGTTTGTAAAATATTCCCGTCAATTCCTTGCTTGTATAAGTATCAATTGTAAAAGTCCATGGAAAGCGGCGCCGTAACCCGGGGTTTAATGAAAAAAATGATTTATCTAATTCTTCTCTGTAACCTGCTATAATGCATATAATTTTATCTGCGTTTTCTGTTAAATACTGATTAATTGTATCTACACACTCCTTTGCGTAAATGTCTTCACCTGATGTGCTTCCAATCGAATATGCCTCATCTATTAAAACTACTCCATTTTTACACCGGTTTAGGGCTTTAGTTGTTTTTATAGTTGTTCCTCCTAGGTATTCAGATATTAAATCAGACCTTTTTAATACATTAAATTTAACTTTTTTGAAAATACCCACTTTTGCATATATTCTTGATAATATATCCGCAACCGTTGTTTTGCCTGTACCCGGAGGACCTTCTAATACCGTATGTAACATAATATTATCTCCGTAATCTTGTACAAAGAATAAAATCTGTTCTAAAATCTGAAATTTTAGTTTGGTTAATCCTATCATATTATTAAGTTCTATTAACTCATCAAGTATATCGGGGAGAAATTCCATTTTCGGCGGATAATACTTTCTTAATCTCTTAGATGGTAACTCCTTTTGAATGTAATCGGATATCATATTAATCAAAGAAT